TACTTCATCTAGTATAGCTTATTATTGGACAGGCACTGCTTGGTTTAATCCTGCCTATTCTGACTCAGGGACTAAAGGTGCAGATATTGCATCTGCTTCTTCTATTGACATTGGAGCTGCTAGCGGAGATTTTGTAGACATTACTGGTACTACTACTATAGCTAGTCTTGGTACAGCAACTGCAGGTATAAGAAGAAAATGCCGCTTTATAGATAGTCTTGTTCTTACCTATAATGCAACCTCTTTAATTACAGGTAACGGAAAAGACTATAAAACACAAGCTGGAGATATAATTGATTTCTTAAGTCTTGGTGGAGGTAATTGGATAGCTGACGGCTTTATGCTAAGAGGCGGTACATTTACCCCATTCTTACAAGATTCTACCCATTCTGACACAGGTGTAGAAGGTGAAACTTATACTACCCAGAGCGGTAGTTACAGAAAAATCTGGGATGATGTAAGTATTAAACTTGGTATAATCATGAGCGGTTTAGGTACATTAACTACTTCTGATCCCATATATATAGCAAACATGCCTTTTAAGGCAGACGGCGGATTTGATGCTGGAGGCTTTGTAGTAACAGAAGCTAGCAATCTTAGTATTCCTCAGTATGCTTCTGTTGTAGGAGATGTAGTATCTGGTAATACTTATATAAGTTTAGATGTATGGAGTGCTACTGCAGGTACAGCAGCTATGATTATTTCTCAACTTACAGCAGCCGGCAAGATTGAATTAATAGGCACTTACAGAGCTGCAGCATATTAAGGAACTTATAACCTCATGACTCAACCCCCAGATCCTGAGCACATTAACTTCTTTCTAGAGCATCTAGGTAAAATCCTAGGCTCTATAGCTTCAGTACTTCTAGCTTGGATGGCTTACTTATCACATTCCAAAAAGGCTACAATGGCTAAAGCTGTTCTTACTGAGACTCCTGTATCTCATGCGGAGTTATTAAGGTGCCAGATGGAAGTTAATACTACTGTCCGTGATGAGTTCAGACTTCTGAGAAAAGAACTTATGAATGAGATAACTAACTTACGTGATGAGCAGAAAGAAGATGTTACTGCACTTCATATACGAATTAACTCTATAAGGGGATAATACAGCTATGTCCGGTGAAACTATTACAGCAGCACGATCTTTTATGCCATACGCAGATGCTACTTATGATTACTACTGCTATGCACCCCCTCGTACTGAGCTGACAGTAGCTCATTGGAGGGTATCTCGTATACATAAAACTTCTCTTCGTGAGCAGTGGGCAGCATCTTCTGATGGAGATATGAATACTAATCTCGCTACTGATCTTGCTACTGTAGCTGCTCTGGACTTTGTATAAGTCATAGGGACATAAATCATGAAACATGTTAGGAGTATCTTATGGATGCTGAAACTTTAGCAGCATTACGAGCACACAAAGGTTCTGCTATCACTGTCTTCTGGACAGGGGCTGGTACCAGTAGTGCGCCTTCTGCTACAGGATTTAAGAATGGTATACTTGGCGCTAACAGTGACGGTATAAGTACTGGTACTGTGTATCATGTTGTTGCTGGTGTTTGGGTATCAACAGGTGCCACAATATCTAATTTCTATGGTGCATGATATTAAATTTAAAAAAGACAAAGGACATAATTGGTAATGGCAATAACAGACGCAAAAAAAAGACGCATAGGCAGGGAGCTTGTGGACTGGATACATTTAGGTATCAGGACAGGCGCAAGACGCTCTGTTGCTGAGTATCAGCGATTAAAGGTATCCGACAGACCGCAAGCGATAGAGCACTTAACTAGAGCCGTCAATATGCCAGCCAAAGCAAGGGCGCGAATTGACAAATGGATCTCAGATTATGACGCAATTAACGGAGCGGGGACAGGTCAGGTCTTTATAGCCGAATGCCTAACTTTAGCCGGTAGCGTTACATTAGGTGAAATTAATTCAGACTTAACAACGCTAGAAAATCAAGCTGATACCCTGATTACAAACAACCAATCAGGCGGAACTCTGGACGAGATGGCGGCAGCGATTGAAAGTGCGCTTGAGTGGGAAGCGAAAGACTGGACTTTCCCTATACCTGAGACTTTTACAGAATCACCCTTGCTGGATAACTAATGACCATTACAGTTATTGGGAATAACACGGGAGATGATTTCTCTGGCACAAATGACTGCCATTTACTAGAAAGCAGCCCCACTACAACTTTTAACTCCCTTTCAAATGTGGTCGATGGGAGAGATACTGTACGAAGCGTAATTCTACAGCAATTAACAGGATTGTCATCTATCGCTGCCTCCGAAGTAGTTTCATCTGTTACACTCGGACTCTTTCGAGAAACCAGTAATACACCTTCGGTAAGTATATATCTGCATCGACTTCTAAAAACATGGGGAGAAGGGACGGCGACATGGAATACGACGGACGGTAGTACCTCATGGACAACCGCAGGCGCATTATCTGACGGGAACGACAGAAGCGCTACAGCGTCCGTCGCACTCGTGATGGGTAATGCGAGTATCTATTATACCGTTACAGATACCGGCACTTTTATGAGTGATGTGCAGAATTTTATCAATAGCGGATATCCAAACTACGGTCATGGCTTATACATCACTGACACGAACGCAGTTAGAGCGGTAACATCAAATACCGGAACGGATGGGCAAAGACCTTATGTAGCTGTCACACATGCAGCAGGTGGAGCGGCTTCTTTATTACCAAGACGTTCGCCAATGAATACTTTTTTAAAAATGTGAGGAACTAAATATGCCACGCTTATACACATCTTTTTTTGAACCTACAGCAGTAACAACTGCGATTGATTTCTTTGAACTCTTAGCCTCTGCTAACAATGTCATCAAAGTTTGGGAGTGGGGTTTGTTTCAAACCACTGAGTTAGGGGATGCAGCAGAGGAAGTCCTTGACATTGAAACTGTGCGTGGTGATGGTACTGTTACTTCCGGTTCCGGTGGTGCCGCTTCTACACCACAACCTATTGATAATGGTGACAGTGCGGCAGTTTCTACGGTAGAGACTCTTAATACCACTCGTATGGTTGTTGGTACAGGTGTTCTTGATATACTCGAAAAGCCAGGTTGGAATATTCGTATACCTCTGGAAAAGATTTACATTCCAGAACGCAGGCCAGTTATATCGCCTTCTGACCGCTGGACACTATCACTTAATACTGCACCTGCTGATTCTGTTACTATTGGCGGGTACGTAGTATTTGAAGAAATTGGAGGTTAATATTATGTGGCCTTTTTCTAAGAAAAAACCAAGTGTTAAAGTGCCTAAGAAAGTGGCACTCATCAATGTGGCGGATTACCCTAAGAAGTTATATTCAGCTTATTGGGAAATTCGTGTTACATCTGTAGGCGTAGAGCAGTATGAATATGACGTTCATATCTATAAGCACGCTGGGGGTGAGTTAGTAGCAGAAGTTTCCGGCGCTGCATCGACTAAAGATGAAGCTGATACTGAAGCTCAGAAGTGGGTACTCAAGCAAATGAAGTCTTACAAGAGGGATATCTAATGGCGCTAGGTTATGTCACAACCTTACGTAATGTCTTTATGAATGCGCTTACTACTGCTATTGACGCTGGTGCAGGTGCAGGATTTCTCAGGTATTATAACGGAACTAAGCCAGCAGTTGGCGGTGCAGCTACCACTCTTATAGCAGAGCTTACATTTTCAGACCCAGCAGCAGCAGGTGCAGCGGCAGGTTTATGGACAGCTTCTGCAATTACTGGAGAAGCTAGCGCACCTAATGCAGGTACAGTAACGTGGGCTAGGATAGTAGATTCTACTGGTACTGTTGTAGCAGATTGTACTGCTGGTGATGTAGGTACAGAAGATATAGTACTTGATAATGCTGTTATTGCTGCTGGCCAAGCTGTAGATATAGGCTCTCTGACAGTTACAGAAGGTAACCCATAAGTCATGAGTATGTTTCGCCCCTTCTTTATTCATTCATACCTAAGAAGGGTAAGATACTTACCATCTAAAGCTTCTGCTGGCGCTACAAGTTCTGGAGCTATTATAGAGGGTGCTGATACTATTGCAGGTGTATCCTCTGTACTTGTATCTTCTGCTGGAGCTATATCTGAAGCTATTGATACAATGGCAGGTGTTAGTACCGTAAGTGTGTTTAGTTCTGGTGCTATCACAGAAGGCCCAGATATTATGGACTCTTCTATGGTAGGTGGTGGAGGAGCTTCTCCCGCATTTAAAATCATATTTGGACTATTTAACTAATGGCACAATTTAATCACAGAGTAGACCTTACACAAGAAGAGTTTCCTCTCCTGTCTACGGACAAGGGACGCTCTGTGCTTGTGTCATCTTTTAAAAATGCTCCTACTGGAGAGAAAGCTAATACTCCACAAGTTACTTACATGCATAATGTAATGCCAGTAGAAGCTGGCTACGTATCTGTAGGATATGAAGAAGTAGTACCGGCAGCTACAGCCCGCGTATCTGAGCTATTTACAGATATAAGACTTATATTTGGAGACGAAGGTAACCGTGTATATCTTGGTATTACATCTGACGGGCATGGATACTCTCTTGACTATCTAGAGACAGTCTGGGAATATAACGCATCAAGTGTAGCCTTAACTACTGATCTTATCACAGTAGGCACAGTTAAAGGTCAGAGCTATATTTATGTAACAAGTCTGGGCTGCTTTGCGTATGATGAATCTATCCATACTTATATACCAGTAGCTCTCACAGCAGTTCCTATATCTAACGTCATAGGTTGTGTAGCGTCCTCTGGGTATCTTATTCTCTTTAATACTACAGAAATAGCTTGGTCTTCTACAGTAGACCCTACTGACTTCACTCCATCGACTGTAACTGGCGCTGGCTTCGGCTCCGTATCTGACCTAGAAGGTGATATAGCATTTGTAGTACCTAACTCTCTAGGCCTTCTTATATACACTTCTGCTAATGTGGTAGCGGCGACTTATACTGGAAATAAGAAGTATCCTTTTAAGCTTAAATCTGTTGATAACTCTAAGGGCGCATTAGGCTTAGACTATGTAGCTTATGAAGCTAACTCTGCCGACCACTTTGCGTATACTAAAGGTGGACTACAGACAGTTAATAGTCGCTCTTCTACTAACCTTCTCCCTCACTTCACTGACTTCCTTGCAGGCAAAAGATTTGAAGACTACGATGAAGTACTTGAAGCTTTCTCTGTGACAGAACTTACTACCACAATGAAGAAGAAAGTTAAGCTTATAGCTTCCAGATATCTTGTTATATCTTATGGCATAACTGAATTTACTCATGCGCTGGTATATGATATAACTCTTAAAAGAGTGGGTAAGTTAAAGATAACTCATGTTGACTGCTTTGAATATCTGGGCGCACAAATTGAGATAAGTAAGGAGTCTATAGGATTTCTTATTAAAGATGGCTCTATTAAAGTTCTTAAGTATTCTGTTCCTACTGCTGGCAGGACTGGCGTACTTATGCTTGGTAAGTATCAATATACTAGAGACCGGCATCTAGTGCTGCATGAGGTACTTGCTGATAGCGTAGATGCGGTAGATACATTTACTTTCACTGACCTTGTAGCAGTAGACGGTAAGAATGAGGTGGCTGTATCTGCTACTGAGACTATAGCTCAAGGTTACAGGAAATATGCATTACGCTCTTCAGGACTTAGTCATTCACTTCTATTTACTGGCGAATTTAATCTTAATACTATATCTATGGTATTCTCTCTTGGCGGAAGAAGGTAGTGGTGGGAGACTAATATGGCTGAGACATTAGATAGCATCATTAGTCTAGCGCTAGGTAACGTACCTGATATATCTCCTACAGAATCTCCAGAGCTGTATGAGGCACTCTTACGCCTACATCAAGCTATTGAGATATTAGTGGATTACTATGATGAGGTTGGCGGGATTTATGTTACTATAGGTGATGTGCAGACTGTCACTGGAGCTAAGACTTTTAATGCCCCGGTAACATTAGCTGATGCTGCCATATTTAATGCCCTTGCTACATTTAATGCTGCCGCCAATTTTAATGCCCCGGTAACATTAGCTGATGCTGCCATATTTAATGCCCTTGCTA